CTTTCGGGGCCTCCCGGTGCTTGTACTCTGCAAGTGCCCCGCTCTCTTTATGAGAGCAGGTTCCCAGTACGACAGGGCATATCGTTACGGAACCTGGAAAATTCCATAACGGTTAACTCTGTACGGCTGTCGACAGAGTCGTAAGGAGGACGCATGGGCAGCTATGTAACATCCACTCGGCTTGACCCCATAACCAATGAGGCCAAGCTAGGCTGGGTGTACCGAGGTAACTCGGTTCACTTTAGCAAGCCGAATCAATGGTCGGGAGGTACTTTCCTCGCGACTTCAGATCCGGCACAGAGTGGCTACATAGCTGTGCCGCTCCAGTCTACCACCAGTTATCGAACTGGTGGGGGTGTCCCCCTTGTAGATGCATCGGAAGAAGACGCGTTTATTGACACGCCTTCGACCGAAGCTGGTACTTATGACTTTCTCGCTCATTTGCGTGAAAGTGATGGTACCAACATCTCCAAGTGGGATAATGGGCATACCTTCACTACGGAACGGCACCTAATTGAGTGTTCACACCCAAAGGTGCAGTTATCGTCTGGAGGTAATACCTACGTGGGTCCACTTATCTGCCTGCCTTTAAAGACGGGCACCAAGTGGATTGCTGGTACTTCCCATTCAGGGTTAGTATCAAAATATGGCCCAGCAGCAATCGCTGCTACGGCCCCCACGAACCCTGCTTCTACCGCGGGCCAAGGCTTTTATGAAGTCTTGGCTGATGGACTACCTGCTATCCCGAAGATCGGGATGGAGGCGACTAAATCGGTTTGGCATACCATGCGCGCTCTAGCACATGGTAACCTATCGATTCAGTTCGACTGGTTGCCTTTTGTCGGCGACCTTCAGTCCACTATACATGCCTTGCTGAATGCCTCACGGCTCACAAGGCAGTATATGCGGGATTCCGGACGTGTCGTCCGGAGAAGCATAGATTTTCCCGCGATTACTACAACGACGGATCAAGGGATCAATTCATCGATCTCTGCATCCGCAGCGTTGTGTAGTCCGCCTGGAGTAGATACCTCGAAAGGCTGGGCATTACCTTCTGCCCCTAACCAATCGTGGTATATGTTCCATACGGGAGCTGGATCGGCTGTGGCTGAGACCTTAGTAGTAACTACTAAGGTCTGGTTCAAAGGAGCCTATTCCTACTTTGTCCCTACCGACCATGGTCGGTATAAGGCATTGTTGGATTTTGAAGAGAAGGCTAATCACCTTCTCGGAACAAGGCTAACGCCTAGTCTCCTTTGGCAGCTCGCACCATGGTCCTGGCTATTAGATTGGAAGTCGCAGATTGGAAATTCTATCAAGAATTTCACTGCGCTCCAAACTGATAGTCTCGTCATACGTTACGGATACCTGATGATTCAGACGAATTACAGGCATGAAGTAACGTTACGGAATCTCTATACGCGGTATGACACCGCGCCTAGGGATCCTATCACCTGTTCGACCTCCTATATTACTGTTAGGAAGGAACGATACAGGGCGACGCCTTACGGTTTTGGGGTGGACCTGTCTGGTCTTACAGCCAGGCAATGGTCCATCCTCGGTTCTCTGGGTATGACCCGGAGTTCCAACACACTTCGTGTTGACAGTTAGTCAACCCGGCGTGTGGGGAATTGCGCCTTGAAACCGCGTAATTCCTCCCTTCCACATCCAGTGGAAGGTCACTCCAAGTCAAGGACAGTGCCATGTCGTTTGCTGATCCACAGTCAGTTACTGTTGTTGGTGGGGCCGTTTCGCTTCCGCGAATCAGCTCGGGCGAGAACAAAGGTACTTTTCAAAGTGCCGATGGTCTCACTCGTCTGTCGGTCTCGCATGCCTATGGCAGCAGGATCCGACGGACCGCCCGCCTCGATCTTTCAAAGATCGCGGCCGACCCATTCGAGGCAACTGTCAACAACAAGTACTCAATGAGTACATACATTGTTGTTGACATTCCAACGGTGGGTTACACAACAGCGGACATCGTTACCAATGCGGCAGGTCTTTTGACCTACCTCACGGCGACGACGAACGCTCGCCTTACCCAGCTTATGGGCGGCGAGAACTGACCTCTCTCATTCTGTCTACCGTAATCCTCTATGCCAAAATTATTGGCGTTTTGGGTTGGCTTGCCCAGCTTGTAGCTGGTGCTTTGCCAGGTAGACAGGGTTCTACAGCAAAGCCTGGACAGTATAACGTTCTGTCTCAGGTGTATGCTGAGGAGAAGGCCCTCTCTCTCCTTTTGGAGAGGGGAGTTTACTACTGCAAGGACTGTCGTGCTTACCACTTCAATAGTGGACGCATGAAGTTCTTCAGTAGGCTCTTGGGGCTTTCTGAGAGAGACCTGCCTGATTAGCAGGTAGGATCAGCAGCATCTGGCTAAGGATAGCCACCTTACTTTTGTAGGGGACTATGAAAAGCCTAATGCTGTTCTTGCAAGAGGTCCTCCTTGATATGGAGGACCTATGCGGTACAAGCACCAAACTTGATCTAAAAGAGATCAAGTTGCGTGTACAACACGAAGGGATATCGTTTTTGACGATATCCTTACCTAACTTCGGTAAAGATCTCCAAAAAGGTCTCGACCGAGGTTATGTAGCCCGTGACCTCTTCCAGGGATTTTCTTGGAAGGGTGGTCTCCCCCGATTATTCGGAGGTTTCCTCGAGCTCGTGTTCACGCGAAGTGGTGGCCGGTTGCTGGATGAGCCATCCGTCGATGCCATCTTCGCGATACGCCAGATTTGTCTGGTGTTCGAGAAGATTCTGCTTGATTGCGCCAGTTGGCGTGTCAAACAGGCGATGGATGCTTATATCCAGTGTGAATCGGATGTACGGGAAGCCGACGCTCTCCTTAGTCCTTTTTTGAAGGCTAAGTTCAAGAGGATTGGCAGCCTGATTTGGTCCGATACGTTCCAAGCCATAGATGAGGATATCTTCTATGGTCGTATCGTACCATCTCATGGTCCTGGGGCCACGGCTGAAAAGCTTAGCAGCAATGCTAAGTGGATCATGCCGGAATGGACCCAGCGCTTGGATAGGTGGTTTCCTCATTGGGAATACCTCCTTCCGAACGAAGGACCTCTGATCACCGATCAGGGCGTCCTTGATCACGTTAACATCCGTGAACCCGGTAAGGAACTTCCCGTTCGGGTCGTTCCTGTACCTAAGACGTTGAAGAGTCCGCGTATCATCGCCATCGAGCCTGCGTGTATGATGTTCATACAGCAGGGTATCCTCGGTAGCTTTGAGCGTGAATTGTCCAGGCCTAACGGCCCTGGGCAGTTCATCCGATGGAAGCACCGTGAGCCTAATCAGGCTTTGGCGCTCCAAGGCTCCTGGAAAGGAGATCTTGCTACGCTCGATTTGAGTGAAGCATCGGATCGTGTCTCCAATCAGCATGTACGTGCCCTTCTTGAGAACTTCCCCAACCTGGCTGGTGGGGTTGATTCTTGTAGGTCACGGAAGGCTGACGTTCTTGGTAAGACAATTCGTCTTGCCAAGTTCGCGTCTATGGGTTCAGCCCTCTGCTTCCCCTTTGAGAGTATTGTGTTTTGCACTCTCATATTTCTGGGGATCGAAGAGGAGCTCAACCGGCAGCTCACCCTTGAAGATATTTATTCCTTCAAGGGTAAGGTGCGCGTCTACGGGGATGATCTTATTGTCCCCGTAGAATTTGTACCTTCCGTGATCCGAACACTAGAAACTTTTGGGTTTCTAGTTAATAGGAACAAGTCTTTCTGGACTGGCAAATTCAGAGAGTCTTGTGGAAAGGAGTACTATGACGGGATGGATGTCTCTATTACGAGACTCCGTCGAGTGCTCCCCGAATCACGGCAGGACGTTGAGGGAGTTATTGGCACTGTTGCTACACGTAACCTGTTTTACAAAGCAGGCATGTGGAGAACAGCGTCTTTTCTCGACTCATGGTTGGAGAGGTTAATACCCTATCCAATTGTGGGCGAGAACTCCCCTGTGCTAGGGCGCTTTAGCTTCCTCGGGCTTCGTCCCGAAGAGTGGAAGCTAGATCGTTTCTTGCATGCCCCCTTCGTTAAGGGGTATGTAGAAGCGTCGCAGTCTCCAGTTGACATGCTGGATGACTATGGTGCCCTCCTCAAGTGCTTGACTACTCTCGAACGTAGAGAGTCTAGTGTTTTGCCAGACACTAGCGAGCATTTGGAACGTTCTGGACGTCCCTTAGCGCGTCGCATCAAGCTAAGGTGGGCACCCGCCCTTTAGTGGCGGGTGTGTCGACAGCCTGGTCTGTCGATGTGGAGAGGCTCGGTGCCTCTTTTGAGGCACACTTGTCCTCGGGAGATGCA